CCTCGGGAAACCAATCAGAAAGACTTATCGTCTCTCTTTTTGGTTTATATTCTTCTATAAGATCCCGAAGCAACACTTTACTAGCCTTGCGAGCTCTGTTCTGATTGCGGATTCGTCCGCGCTCAGTTTCATCGCCCGTCCCAAAAGAAATATGAAGTGGACCATTAGTCAGCCCAGCGAAACCCTTGGTTGTATAAAGGGTGAATCGGTTGAATATCATAGGAAGGATTTGCGGTCCTCGATCGAGATGTGTATTCATCAGGAACACATCGTCAAACGGATGGGTCACAATTGCCATCTTTCGTTTACGAAAGGTCGATTGTACCTCTCCCAAGGTCGGATACTTGATCGCCTTCCTCCCCCTATGATAATCTCTAAATCCACGCCCCTCTACCCACCGCCTCTCCAAACCAGCCTCCGTCGCCACAGTATCGATGTATGGTGTACAGATCAGATCACCTTTTCCTGTTTTAATTCGGAAAAGAGGACCTCGGGCATCGACCACGAAATTATTTTCGGCTCCGCGCTCGGCGTCCCCGAACCATACCAAGTTCGGTTCTGCCCCTTCATCTGTACTTCCCACGACTCGACCTTCAGATTCGACAGATTCCAAGAAAGCAGCTGCTTCATTGATATATCTGTCAGATCCAGTTCTGTCGTAGGGATTCACCAACATCCCGCACTCCTTCGCATGCCTGCGGTCGCAAGTCGCCAGCAAACTGATCTTCTTATGAGACCAGTATGTCGATCTGACACCTGCAGCCCATCCTTTTCTGTGCGGAAGTCCAAACCCTCCAAGCTCCCTTGGCACAAAGAGACCCAAAGACCTTTTAGTAACCTCTTCAACGATCGATCGATTGTTCATAATGAGACGATCTATCATCCGAGATTTAAGCGCACGTCCAGATTTAGTATCTGGAACATATGTGAAAAGTGCACTTATGGTTGGTCCGAAAGTAATGTGCCACGGAACTTCTGCTTGGGGTTTGACAATCATGTGGCGAAGAGGAATATCTACCAACAAATTGAACGAACGCGTACCTATAACTCGGCGAGTAAAATCACCGAGTTTCAGCCCGAACATTTTCCACTCCTCAGGGTCACCGCGGATGATTCGAGTATAGCCACTTACGAGAACAGTACGTTCAGTAAACACAAAACCTCTAGGAGATCTATAAGATTTCCCTGTGTTTGGTTTACCGCCTGTCTTCAAAACCAGGCTTTCGTACCTATCAGCCTCTTTCTCGCTCATGGCTGCCACCATATCATCCCCCCTGAACAATGTTCGGTTCACTGTTTCTGGTGCGACCATATGTACAAGTGCACGATTGTAAGCGGACAAGACCATCCATGTCAAGTGGTATCCCATAAGGATACCATTTCTACAGATGACGGGTTTATCTTTCCACTGTGCAACAGATTTGTACATCAGCAACTGGTCCCCCAGAAGGATATCACCGAGTCTACGTTCTACAGATGTATCGGAAAAGTTAAGCCCTTGGCAAATGCCGGACCAAACCGCTTGAGCAACACATCGAGGGATCCAATCGGATGCTGCAGTAAGATCTGCAGAATAGTATCCAATCAGAGGTCCCAACAGACGACCGAAACCACGTCGATCCGGAGTTACCAACTCCAAATCGTCAGAAGTCAGGTCGATGGATTTGTCTGCCTCAAGCACCGGCCACAAATAACGCCTCAGGGCCGACCCGGCAAAGTTCAAACATGCCGGCCCCATAGTCGCAATTCGCGCTTTTCCACCTACCTCAGGTATGCAGATGACGTTCACGACGGGCATCTTTCCACGAAAGGAAAGCGC